AAAAGAGCACCGTATCGTATCGTCTAGGCGGAAATCAGCTGTCCGTCTCGCTCCCGTTCTTCTTGAGGGGTAACGCCGCTCTCGACCTGGACTTCGAGAAGCCCCTTCTCTACCTGTTCTTGTTCAACAAGGCAGCCACGAACAAGTACTTCGATACCCGGAAAGATCGCGCCAAGAGTCACTCCCTGGACGAATGGCAACCCGCTCTACCGAAAAGACTCTCCGACGACTTCTGCGTCGTCAACGGATTCGCGAACGCGCCAGTCATACCGGAGGGGTCGAACGTGCTATGCGTCGTATGCAACCCCGGCGAATTGCCGCTCGATTTCCTCGCTTCTCGAAAGGATCTTCGACGCGTGGTCTACACGGTCGAGAGTCCTAACGTTCGACACGCTGCGCAATGGAAACGCGATTTCCTGGAGAAACACTTCGACGTGGTTTTGACGTATTGGGACGGCATTCTCGACGCCCCTGGAAAATTCAAGACCGCGTTCTGTCCGCAGAACTGCCATCATCTCGATCTCGACGATCCTCTCGACAGATCCATCCTTCGCGAAAACTGTGGAACGGAAAAAAGCGTCGTCATGGTCCTCGAACGGCGTCCGAATCTTTGCGGAGCGTACGAGATCGATGGAATTCGTCTCGAATGTCTCGACCCTCTGAGAGAGAAACTCGTGTCCGCGCTGACGAACGCGACCGTCGTCGGGCGAGGATGGGACTCGTACGCCGGAAATCCCCGTCTGAAGATAGCGAGCATCGTTCACCGAGACGCCGACAAGAACTCTTCAGTGGACTGGTACCAAAAACACACGTTCGCGCTCATCGTCGAAAACACGAACGCGAGTGGATACGTGAGCGAGAAGCTTTACGATTCTCTGATAGCGGGTGCTATCCCGTTGTACTGGGGGAGCAACGTTTCGAAAAGACTGGAGAAAACTGTCCCTCTAATCCGGGATATGTTCGTGGACGTATCCGGGAAAACGAGCGAGGAGATTCAGGCGATGTTGGACGGAATGACCGACGAAGACGTAGGAAGAATGCGAGAGAGGATCCGGTCGGGAAGAGAAGAAGTACTGAGAGCCGTCGGACAAAAAGCTTTCGCAGAAGTTGTTCGTTCCGTCTTCTAAATTGAAAAGCGGAGTCTTGTAAACAGAGAAAAGTCAAAAATTTCTAAGGACGATCTTGCTCCTCTGGCTGTACATGTTCGACTCGAGCTTCTTGACGAGCGCGTTCTTCTCCGAGAGCTTTGCGTTTTTGTTCGCCAGGTTAGTCTCGAGCTGCTTGATCTTAGAATTGAGAGAAGATATAGTGGCGTTTTTGTTCGCCAGGTTCGATTCGAGCTTCCTGGACCTCGCGTTCTTTTCCGCAAGCTTGGAGTTTTTATTCCTGGAGTCAGATTCGAGCTGCTTCACTCTCGCGTCTTTGTTCGCAAAAAGAGTAGAAAGTTTTTTCAGCTTGTCGTCGACTGCGACATTGCTCGCATTACCTCCGTTCGAAGACATTTACAGAGAGAAAGAAAAATATGACAGTTCACGAATTGTTCTTTTCGCGCTTCAAAGCCGCGAAAATAGCGTCGAGAGCATCGTACTTCGGTTTCGCCAGCGCTTCGATTTCGTCGAGCTCTCGACGAACGCGCGCCACGAACGCGTCGCGGATCGGGTGGGGAGTCTTGTTCCGAAACGAAAACATGATAATGTCCGGCAGACGTGCGAATCGATTCTTGACCCAAATAAAGAGAGAATCTAGACCCGGTCGGTTTTCGCGAATCCGTCACGCACCGTGAGGAAATTGTAGCACTCCGACAACACTCGAATAACCGCCGGAGAACTCGAGTCTCCTCCCACGCCGCTCGCCCGGAGGATGGGTCTCGAAAAAGCCGATAGGTCGACGTGTCCCCCGTTGTCCGTTTGACACGTCCCGGGGGCCACGAAGGAATACGTGTAAACGTTCGACCCAGGCTCTGGCACGCCCCCTATCCTGTCGTACGGGACTGCGAGAGCGAAGTAATCCCCCGGTCTCGTCGCGAACCGCTTTTGTTGACCGTTGAGGAAAAGGTCTATCGAGTTTATGGATCTATACTTGAAAAGAGTCTTCTTCGAAGCCTCGTTTTCGTCTGTCGCCAATATAACGAGATTTGCCACGTTCCTGTTCACGCCGTCGAGACCGACCGTGGTAGATGCGCGCGTGGAAGCCGTTCCGTCCGAAAGAGAATCGTACGCGGGTTCTTCGGACTTCACGATGCTCCGGTAGAGTATTCGGTGTCCGAATGCGAGAAACGCGGCCCTTTCCATAGTATCCATGAGCGCATAGTCGAGAAGGACGGTCGCGTTCGAAACAGACGTCGGAAGAGAAGACGATGGAGACGTCGTGAGATTCACGAGGTTGGAGAGGTCCTCTGCGACTGCCTCTACGCGAACTCCACCAGTCTTCGAAGACGCATTCGACAACGCTCCTATGGGAAGAACAGTCCTCAACCCGCCCGGCGAAGAACCGGCCGAGCAGAAGAAGAAAGGGAGTGGTATGTAAAGCGTGTGAGAAACAGACACGTCCAGGGGTCCTGAACCGATCATGGAGAGAAGTCCTGCGTTTTTTTCGGAATCGACGCGAGCCAGAGAGCAATATCGGCTCCAATCCCTCGGCACGTACTGAACGAGCGTCTCGCCTATGATGAGTCTCCACTCCTTGATCATCGCGAACCCGACATCTTCGACCCACGTACCAGTCGCGGAAATAGCTGGCAGCTCTATCTCGAGCCACGCGTCGGTGAGAGCTTCCCCGGCGAGCGGGAGAACGAGCGTGTTGGTAAATCCGAATTTGAACCCGCTCTGGAAGAATTGCTCTTCCGTCGTGACGGCGAAGTTCGTGTGACTCTTGTAGACAGCCTTGAAGAAAGTCGTCTGAGGCTCTATGGTCAACCAACTGTCTTCGGGGCCTATAGCGGCGAGTTGAACTCCGGTCCCGTACCCGGGTTTGATGTCGCGGAGAGAGTCGAACTGATAAGCGTCCTGGACCACTTCATCGGTCTTCGAGTCGATCGGGACGACGAGTTTCGGGAAAAAAGAGCTCAATGCCGGATCGGGAGTCTCCGCGGCCTTTCTAGCCTTTTCGTTCTCGGAAATAGACGGAGCCACGGGTGGAGGAGGCGCTGTTCCCGTCGGAGAAGGGGAGAGCGGTCTGAGACCCGATTCGACCGATTTCAAAGATCTCGATCTAGCCTCGTCAGCGGGAGACATCGTCCCGGCGCTCTTCGCGATGGGAGGCGTGGTCCTTCTAGCGGAAGAAGGACGCCTCGACCCAGTCTTGGGAAATATGGTCACTACCCCCGTCTCGGGATCTTTCAATGGGGGGAGCTTCCTCTCTGAAACGTGCATGCCGCGTCCGGGATATGTTTCCTGATACTGTCATCGAAAAAATACGAGAGATTTACTTTTCGTCAGTCGCACAATTTGTTCAAAAAAGCGTCTTTTGTCCTGCTCGAAGAAAACGAGAGAGCGAGATCGTCGTCCGTCGAGAGCGCCCTCACCGCCCTTGCGGTTTTTTCGAGTCCATTTTTCAAAGAGTCCCACTCGTCGGAATTCCAAGATACGTCATGCTGACACGTGAGTCCGGTGCCGTCGGAAAGAACGGTTCGTTCGACGAGAGTCGCGGAATTTGCGTTTTTAACGTACATGTAAACATATACCTGAGGGATTTCGTACTCCGGTATATCGAATCGGAGACCGCCGACTCGGTTCTTTATTTCTACGACCCTCGAAGAATCCGTGGCGTCGAGTCTCCCTCCGACGATCACCCTCGTCCCGTCGTCGAGCGTAGACAGAACCTTCTTTAAGAATTTCTGATCGACCGAGATATCGGGTCGAGAACCGTTCCGCAGCTCGTCTACGGTCTTCGATTCCTCGGCGTTTCCATGCGAGCAGTAAGATTCCTTTCGCAGACGGTCCGCGAATGCCCTCGCGTCCGAAGCGCTCATTCCCAACCTCTCCGCCACGCGCGAGGATCGTTCGACGAGCTCTCCCACGTCGGACGGAGGCGCTCGAGACGCTTCGTCTATAGCGTCCCTGACGGCATCATTCGACGAAGCCAGGACGTCTATTCTTTCGTCTGGGAGGACGATGCCGCTCCTCGAGAACGAGTCTCGCGAATGTCTTCGCCAGACCTTGCAAACCGCCTGCCATCTCTTCTCGTAACGATTTCTACCGAGAACGGCAGCGACTTCGGACGCGTGAAAAACAATATCGCCCTCGCGTTTCTCGGTCGTTTCGTCCATGAAAGATCTCCCACGAAATCTCTTAACAGAAGAAGTTCAAGGCACCCACACTTTCGATGCATCGAAGCCAGGTATCGCGACGGCTGCGGGAGTAGTAGAAGCGCAGTTGAAGTTCGGACCGTTCAAGTACTTGCACGCTTGCCATTGCTGGCCGTCCCACACGATAACCCTACCACCGTTGCACTTTCCGTCCGGGCTCTTACACGAATTCACGCCTTTGCAGTTTACGCCGTCGTACGAGTCACCCGGCCAGCAGTGACGAGCGCGAGTACCGACGGCTATACCTCCGCCGGGCTTCATAGCGCTGGCGGCGCTTCCGGAAGTTCTCTCTGCGTCTGCGGCTGCCATGGATCGAGACCACCAACAGAGAGAAGAAATGCAGCACAGCGCGATGACGACTCCGCCTCCTATCATGGCCTGTTTTTTCTTCATGACTTCCTTTGCTTTGACGGCGAAAAAAAAACGGGGTATCGGAAGACGTCAGGGAGATAAATTCTTCGAAAGAACGTCAACGTAGTAATCCCGAGACACCCTATAATCTCTCATCTCGGGAGAATATCCCATCGACTCGTACGCCCTCGAAAGGTCTCTCGTGCACCAAACGCGCGAAACCTCGCAACCTTTCGCCTTTATTTCCTTCTCCGCCTCCGAAACCATGTGTCGAGCCACGCCCATGCCCCTGAAACGTTTGTTCGTATAAACGTTCGTGACGAAATACGTTCCACCGGACATGGAATACCCGGCCGTCGCGACGAGACTTCCCCTGTGCCAGAGGGAAAGCATCCCGTTGTGAGCCCTGAAGCTCTGCGTGACGAAAGAGTGCGCCGAGTTCGGGGATACGCCCATCCTTTTGAAATCACCCGGGAAAGCGTCGAGGAGAGCGTAAGACAGAGAGATCTTCATTTCCTCGTCTATATCTTCGAGAGATCTGACGAGCTCCACGAATGCGTGTTCTTTCCCTTCGAGGAAATCCGATACGTCAGATCTGTCTGCTTCGCTCATAACCATTTGAATTACATCACATAATTAGACGGATCAAGAAACGCGTCGATATTCAAACTATAAGCGCATCCTCGTTCTCGTGGAGTCTCTTTCGCACCCCCGGTCATTTGTAATCGAAAATAAAGAGTTCAAACGTTCGATTTCGGGAGTTTTTCGAAAGCAAAAGATCGGGTCAGAGAAGCCACGACTCTGTACCCCGGGTCTCGAATGCTCTTCGCGCACGGTTCTCTGAACCCGCCCCTCGCGACACGAAGGCCGGCTTTGGCCGCGAGACGGCATATTTCGCTCGACCGAGTGACGTACTCGACCGGAGCGCTCCCTCCGACGGAAGAACCGTCCATGACCGTGTCTTTCACTAGGAGCTTGTATCCGTCTCCGTATTCCGAACGCCCCGCTTCGAAGTCGTCCCAAGACGGTTCGAGTTCGTATGCATTCGAGATGGTCGGACCCCTACTCGCGAGAGTACAAACAGCGTCTCCGTCGACGTAAACTCCGAAAAACCTCCCCCCTGGTCTGAGGAGTCGAGAAGCGCGTTCGAATACTCTCGAAGCGCTTTCTTCGCTACCGAAGAAGTAGTTCAGAGAAAACATGGAAGTCACGGCGTCTGCGCACCCGTCCGGAATGTCGTCGAGTTCCGCGAGGGAAGAAGAACACGACTCGAAAGAGTAAGACATGAGACCGGATTCGATGGCCCTCCTGTTAGCTTCCTCTACCTGAGCTTCGGAGACGTCCATACCGATTGCGTTTCGAACGCCCGCTCTCGCCCATTTGTTCATGTCACCTCCCCTCCCGCATCCCAAATCTACCAAAAAACCAGACCCCCTCGCGAAGTCGAGTATCATGTCCTCTTTGAAAGCGTTGTGAACTCTCTTCAACCCCGCGGCGGGACCTTGCGAACGAGCCTTCTTAGACGGAACTCCGAGAGAATCGTAATGACTCGCCACGTCCATTCGGGAGATGAGAGCGGTACAGCGCTCTCATTTAACTGGAAAGAACGGGGTACCGTGGTCGAAAAGTAGGAAATAAATACGAAGAACGGTTCGAAGAGGTCCATAACATAGTCACCATGACATCCATCGCGTCGAGAATCGTCGTAGCGGCGTCTTCTTCCCAACGTCACGAGGGTCTCAACTCTCGGGACAGGAAGCGCTACGTGTACACGAAGTTCGGGGGGTGGGGGTACGTCGACCCGAACGAACTCGAACGTCGCGTATCGAAGACCATCGCGAATCGCGAAACCGCAAAACCCAGCGCCGACTTCCTCGAAGACGTCGTCGAACATCTTCAGGTCAGAGAACTGCTGGCCGCGTACGCAAAGAGCAAGCGAGACATGTCGCTCATCGATCCGAAGGTGTTCGTTCGTCAGAACAGAGAGGCGCGAATCGCCGAAGCGAGGGCCGAGAAGGAATTCGAACGACGGGCGAAAGAGGCCTCCGACAAAGAAGATAACACCGGGATTTTCGACAAGTTTTGCTCGGCTCTGAAGGGCGCATTCTACGATGAAGACATCGAAGATTGATAAGCGATTACACTCGCGATATGTAAACAAAATAAGTATTTTACGCTGTACTAAATACCAAACCACCCATCCCGGAGGAAATGCGAAGAACGTTCCAGCTGACGGCATACACCATAACGCGCCCGGTGGGTACGGACGAATCGACGGTCAGAGCCAGCTGCACGTTATCGAGCCTCGACATGTTTATGGACCCGCTCGGCATCACGGCGTCCTCCGGGTTGAGCGCCGCGCTCCAGCAATAAACCTTCTTGGAAGGAACGCGGGTGTGGAACTGATACGGTATGACCTGGCGGAAATACTGCCCGGGACGAGCGGCGAATCTGTTGTGACCGTTCAGCTGAAGCTGCACCGCCGTGAAAGGCTCGAGACTCGTGTCCCCAGATACGTCGTAATCGAACCAGTTGTTACCGGTGTATGGGTTCTGTTGGTAATTGGCGTACGTTTGGTAGACCCACACGAGCTCTTTGACGGGCTGCGTGAAGTTGAGCGTTATCTTCCGGTTCGTGACCGTCCCAGAAGCGGAGTCGTAACCGAGGAGGGTTTCGGAACCCTGGAATTGCACGATTTCGACGAGGTACTCGGATGGGTTCGAAGCGAATCTGACGCGTTCGGCCTGATCCAGGAAATGGTAGTCCACGAAACACTGTATGGACGTGAGAGAGGGCGTCGTGGAAAGAGACGTGATGGACTGCGAAGACTTTATGCACGACAGGTACGAAGAGAACTCGAAGTTTATCTTGACGTCGTGATACTGAAGAGCCACCAGAGGGAGGGCCATCGTGGCGAGTCTGTTCCACGCGAACTTCAGGGGAATGAACAGGAGCTCGGGAGAGTTCGAAGACTTGTCCCAATTCCAGATGTCGTAATCGTCGTCGTAATTCAGGAGCATCGTGTCGATTCCCGCCTTCCTTTCCGCCGTCTCGGTGAGCTGCTGGCGCATGTCGCACCACGGAGAAGTGTGACGCTCGATGCGGACTCCGCCTATCTCGAATTCTACCGCGCTTATTATCGCGGATCCGAGATTGTTCGCCCACTTGAGGTTGCTCACGAGCTGGGATGTGCCGCCGGTAGCGTACGATTCGCTCGTCGTGGAAGCGGTCACGGTCGCGTTCCAGCTCGTTCCGGAGCCGAACGGAAGGCCGGCGAGAGCCACCGCCGTGAGGACGTTCGAACTCGCGTTCGCCGCGGTCGACGAGAAATACACCGGCTCCGACTCGGCGGTCACCATCGAATTCGCATAAACTCCGTACACCTTGACTCCCCACGTGTTTCCGACCGTCACGGGGTTAGATGTATTACCGACGACCACGCTCGTCGCGTTCGCAGACCCCGTGAAAGTCAGCCCGGTCACCGTGGAAGCGTTTCCGTAAAAAACGTTCGCGACGTAATGGTCTGGAGCGCTGAGTGCCGACGGAGCGGTCACGATAACGTTCGCCACTCCTCCGGTCGAGGCGGCCGATACGCTCGAAATTTGAGGCGCCGAAGTGCTCTGCGTCACGAGAGAATTGGCCACCATCGCGGTGGCGTAGTCCCACGTCCCGGTCGTGGGAAGGCCCGTGACGACGACCACGGAAGTCTGGCCGGTATGGTAAGCCGAGCTGATAACGGCCGAAGACGACTGGCGAGATTGGGGGGTGAAAGGAGTGTACGAAGTGAGATCGGGGAGCTGAATCTGAAGCCACGTCGACCCGGCGAGATCTCCGGCCTTCTGGAGAGTTATGGTAGACCGAGTCCCGAAGTCGGCGCTCCCCTGGAAAACGTTCTCGATGCTTTCCGTGGCGAAGCTGACGTGTCTCTTGTATATGCTACGGAAGAACGTGACCTGAGGGCTTCCGGTCAAAAAAATGTCTGCCGATCCCGTCGCTGCGAGTTGAATGCTCGCCATCCCGAGGTTCTTTCCTTCGTTCGATCAATATTTTTTCGGCGGAATTTAGATCGCGCCAGAACGCGGTACAACAGAATCGCGCGAGGGAATTTTGCGCCGGATTAAATGCTCGTACACCGAAATGATAGTCGAGTTGACGAGTTTCGAGAGGGACAGCGTGATCGAAAAATTGAGGAAGATAAAAGAAGAGAACCCGGATTTCACGGTCATAGACGTCGGAGGGTCTGCGAACGGGTGGTCGAAGGGCGTGGCGAACGCTCTGACGGACAAATTCAAACCGACCGACTCTGGAGACGTCGAGTTTTTCGAGATAGATTTCGTGGACAGAACGACGTGGGCCGCGATACTCGAAAGAGTCGAAAAATATGGTAAATTTTCATTCAGCATATGCTCTCACGTGCTAGAGGATCTCGAAAGTTTCTTGCCGGCCGTGGAGCTTCTCGAACAAATTTCGGACTCTGGAGTCGTCATGGTACCGAGCAAGCACGTAGAGCTATCGAACGTCGAGAGCGATAAATACAAAGGGTACATACATCACCGGTGGATTTTCGACGCGGAAGACGGCGCGAGGCTCGTCGGATTTCCGAAGATAAATCTCATAGAAAGCCTGGACGCTTCTCGGGTATCGAGCACGGACCCGGGAAAATACGAACTGAGAGCGTGGTGGTCCGATAAAATAGACGTGGAAAGAGCCAACGATGGGTATCTCGGGCCGACCGGGGAACACGTGAAGGACATGTACGAGAAACGTCTCCTAGAACTGTGAAATTCGCCGACCGTCTTTCGCATAACGCCTCCTCAGCAATCCTTTATAATAACTCACCGCCTCCGGAAGAGTTCGCTTCTCCCAGAGAACGTACCGACTCAGAGCTCCGGCGGACCGTATGTCGTCCCAATTCTCTCCGGGGGATTTAGAATGCCTCGCTATATACGCCCTTCTCTTTGCGTCCCCGAGCATGCGACTCTGTTTACTGTAAACGATGTAATCTCCGCACCCCTTCCCCCCGAAATGAACCACGAGCCCGTCAGAAAAAACCGCCTTGAGTTTCTTGTCGCGTCTGTCGCTCGGAGATATTTCGACCTTCATTTACCACTCGT